AGGTATTGCCGTCAGCGGCTTGCGCCAGCGAACCTACTGGGATCAGCGTTCCCGTCAACCCTGAGCAAGTTGCCAGCACCACAGTGGACGACGAAGGTATTCGCTCAATGAAGTAGATGCGAGCGATGCCGTCCTGGTAGCGGCCGGTGGCGTAGGCCGGATCAACAGAATTGGCCATCATCGCGAAAGTGTCCATAGCGTTGCCAGTAACGGCAGCCATCGACGAAGCCAGCTGACCCTGCGGCGTATTGAGTGCTGTATTCAGATTGCCACCGAAAGCAGCGTTGATGTCGGCCTGAAAGCCGGCGAGTATCTGCGACTCTAGAGGGGCAATGAACCCTCGTGGGCCGAAGGTCGGTGGCGGCACGTTCGTCATGCTAGAAGCCTGCCGCTGAGATTTGGCCAGCCGAGTTTGTTATTTGCACCTGACCTGTGACCTTTCGATTAACGAACGAATTTATATAGCAGACCGCCGTGGTAGTGCCTGGAACAAGGAGCGCCATTGTCATGAAGTAGGACTTCATCAGCGCCAGCGACGGCGTGAATCCCAGTACGCTACTCCAGTATGGGATGCCAAGATTGATGTTGTAATAGCACTCGCCCTGGAAGGTCTTGATGGCGCTGGCCGCGTCCTGCGCCTGCGAGTACGGTTCGCTGGCCATGGCGATGTTCCTGTCGGAATCTATCGTCAGATCCCAACCGGCGGTATCGAGGAGAAAGGTTTGCATTACTTCATAAACACTTTTGTTGCCGCCGCTTCCTGCGTTAGCGCATCGCCATCAGTATCAACGGTACCAACCATGCCAGCTTTCAAGCTGGCATCCGGACCGCCGAGGTAAGAAGTCCCGTTGACAATAAACTGAGTGGCCGTGAGCGTCGCTTTATTCTTTTCGAGAAGAAACGAAGTGGTGCCCTCGTCTGGACTCATGTTTATGCTGCCGTCATCCTTAAATTGAATATAACTCTTCGGCTTACCGCCGAGGAAGCAGCCAAAGAACATACCGTCAGCCATGTCGTGCTGGCGAAACGATCCCGGCGGGGCCTGGGCGTCGCTTACTTTCTTCGTGCCGTCCCATCCAGAGTTGTTCTTGACGGCAGTACTTATATCCCTGTCCGCAAACACGGCCACACCGATATCGCCGACCTTCGGATCAAGGATAACCGCCTTGTCAGCACCGCCCTGCATACGGAAGTATGGCAGGTTGTGCATCTCACTGTGCGGATGCACGTTGCCTAGAGCGTCCTGCATTTTCACCAGTGGCGAGACGCTAACGGTGCCGACCGGGGCAACCTGTCCGGTCGTCGACACCTTGGTCACTTGAACGAGCGTTGCCTTTGCCGTGCGATTCAGCCCGCGGTCTTGCAGAAACTGATGCGTATTGAAGTCGGCAGCCGGCGACTCCATGAACTCGGTACTGGGATGTTCGTCGGCCATGTCAGTTACCTATCGGCGTGCCATACAATAGGGCAAACCAACGACCGTTCGGCATCTGGGAGTCGAGTTCGAGGTCTATCTTCGTCACCTTCCACAATCCGTTGGCCTGCGTAATATCGCTCTGAACCGTGAACTGGGAGGCGTAAGCTATGGCCTTGTTGAACAGCGTTCGCACCACTATGCCACCAGGCACCGCCATGGGGTAGCCCACCATGCCAGTCTGCGGCGATATCACCGTCTGGCCGGCTGACGTTCGGCTGCCCTGCTGCGGCCAGATGGCACACACACCATTCTCCAGTATCCAGCCGATGCGCGTCGCCCTGGCAAGCTGCTGCATCTGGGTGTAAGGCGGCCCCCACATGTACGGGTTGGAGATCATCGACGTGACGCCGTTATTCTCCGGCTTGGCCTCTAACTTCTGCGCTATGGCAGCATGAACGTCAGAGACCTTAGTAGGCCCGGAGAAACTGGTCGGGTCCTTCGGGTTGACCTTCTCCCAGCCGCCTACATTAGCGTCAACGCGGAACGACACTTCAGGCCAAGCCTGCATGATAGTGCCGTTAAACACGACAGACATACCGTTCTGGGCATCACCAGCTTGGATCTGCACCAAGTTCTTACCGCGCGTTAGCGGTCGCCATGGCACCGTCGTCAGGGCGTTCATGTGCGAAAGTGTCATGCCGAATATGTTGGCAGTGGCCGTGATCCAGTGTGCTCCTGCCACGGTAATATTGGTTATGACTCTTAGACCGGACAACGTAACGCCACCACCACCGGCACCACCACCCATGGCGAACGTCACGGTGATGACGCGTTCGACGAAGGCCATGCTTGATAGCTACTGCTGCACGTAGGTCATATTACCGGCAACATAGACGGACGAACCGAGCGCCATACAGACTTCGCCTCCGACGCCAGTGACAGCTACGGTTCCCAACCCGTTGCCGTAGGTCAAATTGCTATTTGCAAGAGTCATCGAGTGGCCAACTGTCGTTCCGCCAATTAGTCCAGCAGTGCCGGTGCCGCAATTGGTGCCAGTACCAGTGTTGAAAGTGATAGTTGTTCCATTAGATACAATCAAAACCGAACAGATATAAATTTGAGTAGAACCAGATGCGGCGATAAGTTGCGTGAGGGCCGTTGTGTTGCTATCGATAGATAGGTTTGTCTTGGCCGCTGACATGCAGGGGTCAGATGAAGCAACGACACTGAGTTGGTGCGAGCTATTAACCGTCGCGCAATTCGCTGCCGACGAATAGTCGCATATCACGTTCATAGCGACGTAGTTTCCAGACCCGTCCGTCACTACGGCATACGTGCGCGCTACACCGTTCCCGTCCTTGACCGTGATGGTGCCACTCGCGGCAATGGCAGCACTGACAGCCGCCAATGTTAACAATATGGCTATAGTGCCTTTCCAGTACCTAATCATGAAGTCAAATCCTCTGCGTGTCATGGGAACATCCCAATATATTGGCTGTTTGCCGGATCAGAGAAGTCTAACGATGGGGTGGCGATTGGGGGAACAGGCACGATAGAGGAAGGAATAAATGGCGGAAGAGCTGATGCGCTGGCCACGTAGGCCTTCTGCGCAATGGCGACCTCTGCCGGGGTAAGATAGACCAGCACAAAGCGAGAGCCGAGGCCGACGTAATTTGGATCGTCATTACCCTGAGTGTCGATGAAGCCAATGTCGCCCAAGAACCCAAGGTAAGTGTCCCTGACGATGAAATTGCGGTCTTCAGCAAGCACACCGCCGATGATGAGACCAGTGTCGACGTACAGGTCTACGAACACACCATAGAACTTCTGATAGATGTTGATATGACAGGTCTGCTGGTTTAGAACCGTCGTCAAGGTCTGCGCGTAGTTTGCCGTGATGGGAATAGTCAGCATTAGGAGCCAGCTCCGCCTGGGAAGCTGCCATAAAAGTCTTCTGCAGTACCAGCGCTCGGCACGGCAGGGGTGACTCCGTTGTTGTTCAAATTGGCACCAGATGGGTCCAGCGGGGCTACGACGTCAGTTGCCGCCGGTGGCGTGACCCCGTCGGTAGCTACTCCGCTGCTCGAACTGTTTGCGCTGCTCGTCCCAGCTGTGGTGGACGAATCCTCGCTGACAGTGACGCGGACCTCCTCCAACCACATTTCCACCGTAATGATGCCGAGACCATTGGTGGCCGTTCTACGATATTCGTAGTGTTTGACGTTCACCGACTGGTAGACAACTTCCGGCGTAACCACGTCGTAGAACTGAAGCGTTCCGGCTATAGCCGCTACCGATGCCAATAATTCGGCACGATTTGACTCAGTACCTCCGGCGGCAAACTTAACGCGAGCCTCGAACGGCGTGTAAACCTTATTGTAGCTCTCAAAGCCGCCCCGCTCGACCGGATAATCAGATATGTTCCAGGTCTGACGGTAGTCGATCTCCAAGAAGGAGTCGAACACCACCACAGGACTGCCACCTTGATAGACGCCCCATTGCGGTCCCACACCAAAACTAAGAGCGTCAACTACATCGCCAGTCATCAGCGTCGGAAACAATATCGATACGCCGCCGAACAGTACGGGAACGCCGGGAATACTTTGCGTTGCTGCTGCTCCGCCCTCAGCAAGGCTGCCGGTGACGTTGATTTCCGGTAGCTGAATCTGATCAGCCATAGCCAGTATCTGCTGCAACTGCCGAGAAGCGGTTTGCTATGAACGGCTGAATATTGTCCGCCACGTCTTTCATGTCACGTACGCCGTGGAAGTTCATGTTGCCGATGCTCAACGACGATTGCTTGTTGTTGGTGGTGGACGACGATGACGGCGACAAGAAACTTGGCATGTGCCGGCCTAGCCAATGGCCCCAGCCCTCCTCGGCGGGGGCAGCGGGAACGACGGCGTTGCTACCGGTAGCGGGAGCAGCCTGAGCAGGAGCGACTGGGGCGAGATTATTCTTCGGGGCGTGTTCGTAAGCGAACCACTCGTATTTGCCGCCCATATAGTCGTCGGGAACGTGGCCACCGCCTAAGACATTGTAGGGGTCATGATTCTTGTTGACTGGATACCAATAACCAGCCATGCGTTTTCGTTGAATGTCATGCATAGCAACCATGTTGCCAGGCTCATTCGAAGAATTGCCCGTAGCACCTTCGGATAAATTCGACGTCTTCAGTTTGGGCCAAACATTCGTATAAAACCATTGCCTCTCTTTCTCATTCATAGTGCCAATGCCGGGATAATAACCGCCGTAAAGAGTACTTAAAATTGATTGCTTTTTAACCATTGCTCTGTTCAGAGCAGTTTCGCCCTGCATGATAGCAGCGTCTTCGTGGCCAGGACCTAGACCAACTTCAGATTTAATCATACCTCCGAGAGCTTCGGCGAAAGCTGGATCATTTATACCCGGTAATTTTGAGCGATCTACAACACTACCATTACCAGTGCTGGGAATTGCTCCACCACCAGCCGGAGCTACCGCGTTGCTGCCGCCTTTTGGCGCCGCGGCGAGGTTCGGGTCTGGAGGACTGCTAACCGCAAGGCCCGCGCCACCCAATAATCCGACGCCCGCGCCGATACGCGCACCGATGCCGGCACCTATGGCCATGCCGCCTGGGACGGGGCTGAAGAATCCAATGATACCGCCGATGGCCGCGCCTAAAGACGTCCCGATCAGCAGGCCGCCAATCTCTTCGAGAAGGTGTTTGAACGCCTCCATATGGTCGTTAACGCCGCCCATAGTCTTCACGAGCCAACCCAGCGGTCCATCGAGGTCCTTAGCAATAGAGTTACCGAGCTTAGTGAGGATCGGGACGAACTCGTTCCAGGCACTCAGCAGCCTCGTGGAAGATTCGATCTGGGCGTTCGTTGTTGCATGGAGCTTCTCGGCGTCCTCAAAGAATTCCTTGAGCTTCTTGTCCGACCGATCGATCATATAGATTAGGTCGCCGTTCAATCCAATGGCGGCCAGGTTAGCATTGACCTCGTCGAGCGGCCGGCCGCCGGCAATTTGCTTCTGCGCCGCTGACGCGATACCGCGCAGCATAGTAGTGGGGTCGTTCGACCACACCACATTCGGGTTGACACCGAGCCTTGCCAACGGGTCGAAGAGTGCAGAATCCTGCCCCTGCTTGGCAGCACCAGCCCGCATGTTCAGCGTATTGAGGGCGGACGTCATCGATTGCGGATTGATATTAGCCCGCCGCGCGGCCTCCGTATATTGAGCGATCTTATCCGGCATCAGGCCGAGCGTCGTCGCCAACTGGCCGACCGCAACATTGGTGGCGTTAGTTTGCTGGATGAAGCTACTGATGCCGGTAACGGTCAAGTAGCCGGCAGTCATCTCACCGATGGCCCTGGTGACCTTGGTGAAGCCGTCCTCTACGGTCTTGACTGACTTGACCGCATCTTTACTATGCTTATCAATGCCCTCGACAAGCTTCTTATACTCAGCAACCGTGACGTGGCCGCCCTCGACAAACTTCGTCGGGTCGAGGCCAAGTTCGACGATGAGCTGATCGATGATAGTTGCCATTATTGCTGCTGCTTTTCGTAAAACTTCCGGTACGCGCGTTTGTTGTGATTATTGGTGGCGATGATCTCGAGGAACACGTAGGCGTCCTCAACCGAATAGACGGTGTCCAGCTCGTGGAGGGTGGCTAGTTCGCTGGAGATCACGACGGCCAGAACGTTGGGCACGTTCTCGTATTGGGCTAAGTCGGCTGGTCGATCGCCGGAGTCGGGGTCAAGCTTTGGCGCACTCCGGCGAAAGAAAAACCCGTGTGAAGTTCAAACACCTCCGAGCGAAGGTGAAGACGGGTTGATACTTCCTCGATGTCCTCTTCCATCAAAGGCATCGCTGTCTCAGGGTGAGCCTTGTCGCGCACGATACGCACGCACGAAAACATCTCATCCATCAACTCGGTTGCTTCGTAGAACGGTATGGTGCCGAGCGCCTTGAGGCCGACAACGGCAATACCAGCCATGCCTGCACCGCTCACGTTCTCCGGCATATCGACGCCGGCACGCGCCAACGCCTGAAACGCCCGAAACGCCCAGCGCTCAGCCTGCGATGCCGGCATCTCAGTGATCAAGAATAGCTTGCCATTGTCACGGCCTTCGGCGTCGATAGTGACGTGTTTTGTTTTTCTCATTTAACCTCCTCCGTTTCTAATTATCAGATTGGCGCCGAGCTGACAGATTGCCACAGCATGCCATAACGTCGGGGCCGAAGCGTCTTGGCGGCATCCGGAAACGGCGGAAACGACGTTAAGAAGCCAGTAGTGAGAACCCATTTCTTACTGATGCTTGGCAACAAAAGAATCCCGCTGGCCTCATAGACCTCGCTGTTAGTTTGCTGAAGTTGGAACCACTGATCAAACAAGTCGTTCGATGTCGAGTCGGCTTGTAGCGCTATGTTCCAAGTTACTGGAACGTGAACGTAACCGCCGGACAACTTACCATCGAGACCCATAAGGGTTTCAGCGGAGGCCAGCGGCCCAGTAGTATAGATATCATCAGCAGAAAAGCCCTGCAGTTGAAACGGTGCCGTGAAGATGGTGCTTACGGATAGGGTCAGTACGGCATTGGCGGAAGTGATTGTGGGCATAGTTTAGGCGCTCCTTTACATAAGCTCGATTGAAGCGAGGGATATTTTTTGTACCGACTGACCATCAAGATACCAGAACGTGCAGGGCGGTGAGCCACGGGCTTGGCGCACCTGCGGCGAAGCATCCAACACCTGCAAGTACCAGCCACGCTGATTAAGCGTGTTGCTGATGGTAACGCCTGCTGCATTGTTAACCTCGGCGGCCTGCGCCATGGATAGCGTAACGCCAGCGCGGAATGCACCAAAGTTGAAACCCTGATTGATGGGGTCGAGACAAGCGGCCTCGATTAGCGAGTAGCCCGCCGCGTTGTAGGGAATCGACTTGGCGTTGACCAACAATTCCATCAAAGCCAACTGGAACTGATTGTTGAGCCAAATCTGATCAATGTAACTATCAAACCATTGGAACGGCCCTGACACCGAACCAGGATAGAAGAAGATGAACCCCTGATTGGCGGTAGCGTAGGCACCATAAAAATTGTAGCCGTTGGCAATCAAGTTATCGCCAGTAGTCTGATCAGTGACCGGGGCGGATAGCCCAGCTTGCGAACGGAAAGCGAATGTAACGCGACCATTATGTTCGCTAAAATCTATCGATGCGGCCGAACCACAGATAAACGCCGCCAGCGTGGCATCGGTGGCAGAGATAAGACATGTACCAGAGTATTCATTGAGCGTCAGCAGATAGCCGAGCGAGGAAGTTGCCGGCACCACGGTCTTTGGCGTAGCGTCGGAATCCCAGCAGACATAGCCGTAGCGATCGTTCTGGAGACTGTTCCATGTCGCAAACGCCAGCTTGTTGGTGTTGCCGGAGACGTCCGGATCGAACGCCGTCATGAAGGTGGCCCAATCTTGAGTCGCCTGCGTAAGGGCCGTCATAAATGGGCCAGGGGTTGCCGCCACGGCGCCCTGGGATGTTACCGCTCCCGATGCTGCCGTTAGCATTATTGCCGTAGCAAGATTATTAGTAGCAGCATAACTTATAGTCGCCCCGGAACCAGTAGCCGTGGTGGTAATGACGAAGGCGCCAGCGATGCTGTCGTAGGAGGTGGTGAACGGCAGCGCACCTGAGCCGAAACCGGCCTGGATGACATTGGCAGCGGCTGAGAACGAGCCGACGGTGCCGAAGGAGACCGCCGCGGCGGTGTAGCCCGAACCGTTCACAGTGACGGTCAGCGCCCCGACTGTGAGAGCATTGAGCTGGGCAATCGTCAGCGTGTCAATCGGGCCACCGCGCAGGTAGCCAGCCACCGAAGCCGTGGGGTACTGCGCAAAGTACACGCGTGCCGGCTTGATATTGGAATTATCGAAGCCGTTGAAGTAAATCATGCTCAGCGCCTCCTCAGTGGAGGACGGACCGAAGTAGTTGCTGACGTCAACCTGGTTGCTGAATGGCTGCACCGCGCCGATGGGCACGCGGGAGTTAGTCGTCAGGATGACGCCGATGATGTCGAGCGCGCGACCGCCCGCGCTGAGGACGGCTGGATTGACTTGAACGATCGCAGAAGCCGGAATTGTGGTCATTGGCTAGTTTCTCCTCATGCGGGGAACTCGATGTCGGCGGGCACCCGCTCGACGGTGATGGAGTCAAAGAATTGCTGCGGGATATCATTGACGGTGGTGTTCACCTGGAAGCAGGCTTCCACGATCCACCGCTCTTCGATCTGCTGGTTCTCGTTTTGAAACGTGATCTGCTTTGGATCGTTGGCATACAGTGGCACTACACCAACGTTGAGAACCTTGAAGGCTTGGCAAGCAAAATCATCGCGCAGCATCGTACTCACAATCTGCGCGTTATCTCCGCCATTCGGCCCGTGAACATCCAACTGAATCGTAAGCTCAGTTGGCGCCAGCGCGTTGAGCACGCCAGCTGCCAGCACGCCGCCGCCGACCGAACCGCTGGGCGCCACGCTGTAGACCCCCGTGCCGCCGACGGAGCCAGACACCTGCGACTGCACCGA